CTTGAATATCAGCGTCTGCAAAAATTTTAAAAGTATAGTTAAAGGTATCTAAAGTACCATTTCCAGAGTAGGAATTTTTTACTGTAGTCGATGATATTGTCATATGCTAAAAACCTTTAAACATTGATGATGGTTTAGTCAATAAATATTCTTGATTATAATCTTTTTTCATTCTTTTTTCTACTCTTTTTAATGATCCTGGAGACATAGTTTCCATCATTTGAAATCCTATTAAATAATCATAAACTGTCTTAATATAAAATAAATTCATAAAAGGTATGTTACTACTTACTGCTCTATATGCTGCTTTACCTGCTTTACCACCTTCACCACGAACACCATAATTAATTGCTAACAATAAATCTGCTACAGTTGTTGCGCCGGGTCCAGCAAGACCAGCAATAATTGTTGATCCATCTCTTTGCTCTTTAAATAAAACATCTCCATATAAACCTAAGCCACCACCTTGCAATAAAGATGCCATAACTGTATTCCATTTACTAGGATCTCTTGGTTCTCTTCCTTTTAAAAAATCTTTTGCCGTCATTGAAGCATAACCTAATAAACCAGTTGTAACTATTGTAGCAGCTATACCTTGTACACCTCTGCCTATATTTTGATTTGGTCCAGATCTCATGTAAGCTAAATCTCTACCTATTACTTTATTAAATATTGCAATAGGAAAACCTTTAAATTGTCCAAGAAATCTAAATGCTTCTCCCAAGGGAGTACCGGCTAAAGTACCTTGAGTCATTATTCCTTTAACTCTAGCATCTGGTTGAATTACTGCAAATAAAGTTCTATCCAACATCATTCCAGATACTGAATATTTAAACTTTTGTTTTTCTATTTGTGCTTCTCTTTTACTTAAATTTTCTATACCTGTAATTTTTTTTATATCTGCATCAGATACTTGATCTAATAAACCAATATTAATAAACTCCATACCATCATCTGCAGTTTCCATAGCTGTCTTTCTTATGACATCCCATTTGTTTGAGTCTATATTGTATTTTTCAAATAATAATTGAAGTTGTTTATTTAATTTATTGTAAGGTAATTTTTTTTGTCTAGCATAATAGTTAGCCATACCTAACATAGCATTTTCTTTTAGTGTGTTGGTCCACCAAGTAAGTAAATTAAATTTAAAGAATGTTCTTTGTATTTCTGTTCCTCTTCTACTTAAATTATCTCCTACTTGATTTCTTCCTGCAGTATCATGAATAGTTCCATCAAGCATTAATCCTAACATTTCTGCTATTTCTTTTTTTTGTTTTGTATTTTTAACTCTTGCAAGCGCACCAAATGCTTCTGCAATTCCACCTAATAAAGTATTACCACCTTGATCTTTCATTTCAGATCCATAGATACCTAAATCAGTTGCAGCAGATATTGCAGCTCCACCTAGTTTTGATACATTTCCTATCAATCTTCCTATTGCTCCATACTTTGCAAGAGCAAAATTTTCTACAGTATTTAAAGATCCATCAACTACATTCCAGTATTTTTGAAATGAATTAAAATTAGCAATCTTACTTCTATCTCTTCCTTGCATACTATCATAGATAGCTTCTCTAATACTTTCAAAATTCTTTTTAGGATTAGTACCTAATCTATCTATCATTCCAATATTTCTTCCTGCTGTCATCAAACCAGAAAGAAATGTTTCTTGAAGATTACCATTGCCAAATTTTTCATGATAAGTAAACCAATCTCCAGCATCTTTAAAATGTAAAACCCTTTTACCACTAGATGCTTTTGCTACATTTCTTGAACCAAAAACATTTACACCATCAGCTATTTGTATTTTATTTCCAACCAAAGAATTATAAACTTCTGCCATAAATTCATCTATATTTTCTACTGTATCAAAAGTTCTTTGATCCAGTTTTGGTTCTACAAAGTTTCTCCATGCTTTATAATTTTTATTATAATTTATATCTTTACCTTTCATATTTACATCTGCTTCTACTTCATCTAATTTTATTCCTAGAGTTTCGGCAGCATTTCTAACATTAAATTGATCGTGACTATGTTTAACAACCCATCCCCATAATTTAGGAATGTTTGCTCCTCTGTCATTTAACATTGTTCTTATAGCTTCAGAATGTTCTTCTAATAATATTCCTATTCTTTTTATATCTGGATTTGTTTCTGTAATAGGTGGTTTAATACCTGCTCTTTTTTCTATATCTGTTTGTTCTGCACCAGCTTCTTCCATAACTTGTACTATTCTTTTTTGTGTTGGAAGATCTGCATCAGTAAATAATTTTTCTAATCCTTCTTTACGAAGTTTTTGTTTAAAAGCATTAATCAAATTAGCTTGAACAGTATCTTGTAAATTAGCTACAGAATTTCTTGCACCTGCTCTTATTTCACTTGAACCAACTAATAACGCTAACAATCCTTCTTGTTCAACACCTTTGTAATTATCTAAAATAAATTCTATTTCTTTTCTTGCAATAATTTCATCATTTAAAGCATTTGCTCTATCTATTACTTTTTGTGCTTTTATTTTTGATGCTGCGTCTTTTGCTATTTCATCTACATTAATTTTATCAATACGAGTAAGCCTTCTTTCTGCCATGGCTTGCTTAACACTATTCATGATTTCTTCTTTTCTTACGTTGGTAAAAGAAGAGTCTCTTAATAAGTTTTGTAATCTAGTTATACATACATTTTTAGACATAGTTATCTCCCATTAATACAGTTAATGTGATCTGCTAAAGCATCAGTTAAATCTTTTTCTCTAGTTTTTACTGCATTTAAATCATCTTTAGTTGATTGAACAGTTTGTTCTCCAGCTTGAGATTTAAGTTCATAGTTTAAACCTTTTTCAGTTTGTTTATTTCTTATTTCTAATAATCTTTGTTCCATAATAGGAGTATCTTTTTCTAATGCTTGTGAATCTTTATTAATAATTTTTTTATTAAAATTTTGTAGTTCTAATTCATCAGTAGTTAATTTTTTTGTACCTTCAATTTTAGTTGTAGGTGCTTCTGCTTTATTAGATCTAAGAGTTGCGTCTGTATTAGCAACACCAGTTACATCTACAGGGTTGTCTTGCATAACATCACCTATAGCTTTTTTTAATAATAACTCTCTAGTTCTAGGATCTGTTTTTTCTAGTTTCATCATAATTTCACTATTTTCTGGGTAATACTGTTTGTATAAATTTAACTCTGGTTCTCCACCAGTACCTGCATCTAAATCTTTTTTATTTTTAATTAGTTGTTCTTGAAACTTTCTAGCAGTTCTAATATCTTTTAATTTACCTGCACCTACATGAAGTCCAGTACCAAGAATAGTACCAAAACCAATGTTCATAAAACTATCTACTATACCATAATCTGCTTGTACTTGTTTTGCAGAACTATAAACAATAGGCTCAACAACTGCTGCACCAAAAGATCCTTCAACTGCACCCCTTATTGCTCTAGCTTTTGGTAAAGTTGTTCTAGCTGCTAACGCAGCAAATCTAGCTTGACCAAATACAGGAATAAAAGATGCTCCAATATTTATAGGATCAAGAAAACTAGCACCAATACCTACTGCTAACTTTGATGCTCCAACATAAAAACCACTAGAAAAAGGATTCCATGATCCTTGTGGTCCACGCTCTAATATACTTTGTCTTTCTCTTTCTTCTTTTTTTTGATCAACCATAATATCCACAACAGATTGATACTCATCATTATCAAAATATAAACCTAACTCTGCATATTCTTTATTTAATTCATCTTTATTAATTGGCGATGCTCCTGCGTCTATAGATTGATTTTTAGCATCTTGAATTTTGTAACTACTATATGCTCTTACTGCAGGATTAAAATTTATAGTTTCCTCATAAGTAGCACCTAATGCTTGACTAAAACTTGTTTTGTATTGATCATATCCAGATTCTTGAGCTGTTTCATTTACATTTAAACCAAAAGTAAAATTTGCCATATTATTATTTTATTTATTCAAATATTTCTGTAGGAATTTGATTTGTTCTTTTTCCAAGAACAACTTCTTCTTCACTTGTTTTTTTTCCTAAATTTAAATATCCTCTAGACTTTTGTATTTTAGAGCCAACCTCTGTATCAACAACAACATCAGTTCCTGGTACAGTATTTTCATTATAATCAAATGGAATATATAATTCTTGACCAGCTTCATTTACAATTGTACCAAAAGTATTTCCTGTTAATACAATACCATAAACAATACCTGTTCCATCTGCAGTATTTCTCCATTCACCATTTTCTTTCATTTGAAATTCCATTGTTTCTGTAAGTTTAGCTTGCTCAACACCATCTTTTTTAGAATTAAAAGCAACAGCTTTAAAGTCTGGTAAATAAAAATCTTTAATAGTATTTGCCATTGTTATTATTTTATCTTTCTTACCTTTTGAAACAGGTAAACCTGTTAATGAATCTTTGTAACTTATAGGAAAATAATATGTATCTTCTGTTTCGAAATTTTTAGTAAACATTAATGCAGCAGATTTTGCTGCTTCTTGAAAAGTTTTAACTTCACCTGCATAAAATTCATTTGCTCCGTACAATGCTAAAAAGTCTACAATGTTTTCCATTTCTACTGAAGATTCACCAGTATCAAAAGGAACATTTGCTCTAATAATATTTTCAATATCTTTAAATTCTCCATTAGTTCTGATAGCTGTTCTCATTTTTTTAAAACTTACATCTGTATCATCACTATCATTTAAGAATGCTTTTAACGCTTTTATTTTTTCTGGTTGATCAAGACTTAAAATTTTCATTGCATCTTCCGGTGTTGCAAAACCAGAACTTAAAAATTTAGCAGCTTGTGGTAATCCTGCGTGCATTAGTTGTGCAAAAACTTGAGATTCTAAATCACCATACTGAACGTCTAAAGCGCTCAACATATTAAATTGTTTATTTACATCTTTTTCTTCTGAAGCTAATTTGTAATTATTTATAAAGTTTTTAGCCATACCATTAGTCATTACTTTTTGTTTTGAAGGATGAACACCTAATTCATTTTGTTTATTAATTAATATATTAGAAAGTTCTAATTGAAGAGCAGTAGTTTTTTCTACATTTTTTTCGTTATCTATTTCCATTACTAAAGATTCAATTTCATCATTAGTTGTAATTAAAAATTGTACAGGATCTGAATTTAAATCTTTATTTCTTTGTTCAAGAATACCATTATAATAGTCTCTAATTCCTTCAAATTCTTTTTGACCAAACCTTTCTTCTGCTTCATTTATAAATCCATCAACAACATCTTGAACAACTTTATTGCTTGAAGTTAAAATAATTTTTCTATTATCTGCTGTTTCTCTGTGTAAACTTTCTTGAGTAATCATTTTATTAACTACTTCAGTTGGTAAAACTTCTGAAGCTAAATCTAAATTAAAAGGATCCACATCTTTACCGGCATTTATTTTTGCAGTATGATCTTCCCATTGCGCCTTTACTAAAGGTGCTAAAGTTTTTTTAGCTTTTGATATAAGTTCTATTCTTGAATTATAATTTAATCCTTGAAAATCTTTTTCATTTTTTAACATTGCTAATGCTTCTCTAGGATTGTTAGAAATCATTTTATCTGCTTCTAAATATTTTATTTCATTAGGTATTCCTGCAATCATTTTACCTAATACAGCATTAGAAACTTTTCCTTTATAATTTGTGGTATATAAATTTTCTAGATCTTGACCAAGAACATTGTAATCAAATCCATCAGTAGTATCTATTGCAGTTATCATTAGGTTTTGTTTTTTTTTATTAACCAAAGTATCTAAAGCAATTAAAGTATTTTTTTCAACTGCCGTACTAGTTCTAAAAATTCCTTTCTGCACTTCAGATAAAGCATACTGATTAAATAAAGTTCTTGAATTATTGTTACTTGCTAAACCAGAATATTTTTGTATCAACATATTTGATTTATTTTTAACAATAGATTGTGCTTGATCATTATTTTCTAAATTTCCTGCTTCATCATAAACGTCTTGCATATCTCTGATAAAATCATTTTCTAATCTCAATGCTTCTGTTTTATTTTCAAAATCTTTTTGTTTAACTCTATGTTGTACAATTTCTTTTGTTACGGGTGCTAAAGCAGATCCAATTGTTTGATCAAGACTCATTTGAATATTAGATTTAACAGATCCAACTTCACCTGTTATTGTTGCTTCAGTTGTAAATGTAGGTATTTTTGGCATTAGTATATATCAGCTCCCCCACCATAACCAGACATACCAGTTCCTCTAGTTCCTGGACTTCCTGTTGTGTTTGTTGATGTTCCAAAATTACTCATGTTAAGTAAACTTGTTCCTGTAGATCCTATTGTTTGTATTTGTGCAAGTCTAGCTTGTTCTCTAGCCATTTGACCAGATATTCTAGAAAAGTTTGCTTCTTCAAGTTTTTTAGATTGAGCAACTCTAGAATTATATCTCATGATATTTTCTTGCATATATTTCTCTCTAG